TTCAAAAATATATCCGGTAAACCATTTTTTGGCTTTAACCCGATTCATAACCACACATGCCACCGCTTCCATACCTTCCAAGCCTTCGCCGCGCGCTTCACCATAGATTGTACGCGCCAGAATATCTTTATCGAGCATCGGATTTTTTCCTTGTTGTTTTGTTTTCGATTAAAAATTCAAGTTTAGTTTTAATCTCGGTCAAAACCAAATTTTGTTGTGATTGCAAAACAGCGATGGCTTCCATTTTCCCATCGCTGTTTTCCAGTCTTTCCATAACGTTTTCGATTTTGACTTCCTGCTTGGCTTTCCACTCGCCGATACGTATCAACGATACAATCAGCCCAACCAGAGAAGTACAACCGCTAATCAATCCCCAATCCATCTTCTGCCTCCACCTCTTTATAGTTTTCCATTGCATCGCCGTCTTTAAGCCAGATATTTGAGCCGACATTTTCATTGTCGGATATTCTGACTAAATCCGAGCCTTCTTCTGCGTTTAGAATGTTCATTGTTTCAAGGATTTCAGCATCCTCTGGCACTTCACCGCCAACGTAAACAATTCCATTATACTTATATTTGTAACATTGTGTAATAAACATTTTTTTACTCCTAATTAGTTGCAGGCAAGTCATAAGCAAGGGTTACTCTACCGGCTGGTGCACCGAAGTTCGGATAACCATTTAAACCTTGTATCGTTGTTTCAAGGTTACTTGGGAAGTGAATTGTGCAGTTACCACTTGTTGACATTGCTGAAGAGTTAAACATATTCATAAATTGTCGTACTGAATTTACAAAACTTGTTGTAGTAAGAGCATTAAAGTAAATATCAGTTAATCTTGCACAAGAACTGAAACAATTATAAAAACAACTATTAGTTGTTGCACTGCACTCCAAGTGATATAATTTTGGAAATCTAACTGTTGTTAAGTATGAATCCGATTGGAAAGTATTACCTAGTGCTGAATTGTTGTTGTTAATAATAGTTGTTAGTTCAGGAAACTCTACACTTGTTAATGAACTACAAGAAGAAAAACTACTACTAAAAGCACCCTCTCCATTGATTGTTGTCAATTTTGGAAAAGAAATAGATGATAATCTTGTATTACTTTGAAAACTATTTGAAAAACAACCATTTCCATTCACTGATGTTAATTCAGGAAAAGATACAGAAGTTAATGTTGTTCCCATACCTCCAAATCCATAGTAAAAACAATTATTTCCTGTAATCGTAGCTAATTTAGGAAATGTTACAGATGTCAGCCTTGTCGCATAAAAAGCATAATTAAAAGCGTATTGTCCTGAAATAGTTAAAATTTCAGGAAATGAAGCTGATGTAATATTCGAATTTTCACGGCAAAAACAATTTAAAGCATATTCTCCGCTTACGTCAGTTAAATCAGGAAAAGAGATTGTACCATCTTTAATATTCTGAGTTCCTGCAAAATTATATTCTAATGCTCTCTCTCCTAAATCAGTAACACCTGAAAAATCCGGCTCTATTTCTTTTGAAGGAGCATTTAATGTGCCGCTTACCGTATCCCCGATAAAATTGCTGATTGTCATACCACATTTTTCTTTAGCTTTTAAGACTTTACTGCCGGTTGTTAAATATACTTTATCTAAAGAGTTTACTTGAACTTTCATATCATACCTCCGTTACCCAAGTTAATATGCCATTGATGTGTTTAAGAGTTTGTGTTTTTGTTGCATCATATCCTGTTATTTGACTTAAAAGATATGTGATAGTTACTTCCTCAACTGTTTCAGTATCAGCTTCATCAATCGGCTCATCATCAACCGAAATTACATCATTTTGAATAATGATACCGTCGCCGGCGGTATATGAACCGCCACCACCGCCACCTGCATCTAACTCAATCGTATCGCCTGTTGTCTGATTTAAGGTAAACGAACCTTTTGTTGTTCCGCCTTGCGTAATAGTGATTGTCGGATTATTTACTGTCGGAATAGTCGGAGTACCACTTAAATCAGAATAAGAACCCGATGTCGCAACAGTTGCTAAATCAGCATTTAAAGCATAAGGTGTTAATTCCGTTGATGTAATAAATCCCGCTCCATTTGTTAAATCTCCTGTATCGCTCGGTATTGATATTGTTACGTTTCCATTAACCGGATTAACATTATTAACACTTGTCACCGTTCCTACATTTGAAGTATAACCATTCGGATTACTTGCGTCATAAGGCGTATATCCCAAAGCTGTTGTTACATCTGCTGAAGTTATTCCAGTAATATATCCTACATCATTTTGTAACTTGGATATATTATCATTCGGTTGTAACGCAGTAACACCTAAAGCCGCTCCTGAACGAATTGTGCTTAAATCGCTGATTGTGTCCTGTTTACCACTCATAGCCGTCTGAGCAATCACCGCACTCTCGGCAGCAGAATTTGCCGAATTTTGAGCATTAACAGCCGAAGTCAAAGCCGCTGAAGCACTGCTTACGGCTTCTTGTTTATATTCTTTTGTTTCCAAAACCAAAGGCCTCAATTCCGCCTTTCCGCTTTCAATATAATTTATCGCCTGAGCAACTTCAATTTTTGCACTTTCCCCGATAAAAGCCGTGATATTTTCCGCCGAACTAAGGTAAACAGTTAAATTTCCGCTATCTAAATTCATCATGTCTGCCTCGCTATCTTGTAACTTGTTCCGTAACCGAAAATACTCCGATTTTATTTATATCTGCCGGAAAAACGGTATTAACGCTTCCGTCTGAAGTAGTCAGCTGAATATCGCATTTATATTGACCGACCGCAATGTTTGTCTGTTGCGGGGTTAAAATAATCGCATATTTACCGTTTTGAGAATCCACAATCGTTCCGCATATTTCAAACATCAGTGCATCATTATGGTTTCTGACCTGCATAATCAGCTCGGAATCCGATAAATCCACGGAACCTTGCTCATTACAAATTTGCAAATTTAAGGCAAAACTGTCGCCTTGGCGAACGGTTATAATGTTATTGCTGATTTTTCCGCTCATTTTTTACCTCTTATTCGTCTTTTGCCAAAATAAAGAAATTAACTGCTTGGTTAATCGGTGTAACGTGGTTTGAATTTCCATAGATTGAGTTTGAACTTGCCGCACTGAAATTAACTGCCGTAGCACAAGTGCTTTGTCCAGCCCCTTCGTTACCGTTGTTCCAACTCCAACCTGAAACCGGATTAAATGCTCCGCTGTTAGTAGAGTTAAAAATACCTAAGTAAGTAGAGCTTGCAATCGTACCTGTAATATTCGGCAAACCTTCGGCTTGAGTAGTATAAATATTCGCTGCCGAATCTCCGCCCAAACCACGAAGAAATTTACCGCGATAATCCGGAACATTGAAAGTTGTAACTCCGTTACCCTCTCCGAATGATGTCCCGATAAGTTCAAACAAATCGGCATAAACCGCACGACTGACCGCTTGCCCGTCGCATAACAACCAATTTCCGTGATTTTCGGCTCTGGTACTGGCCTTGACATCGCCGATATAAACCCGATGATTAACACTTTCCTTTATCAGCGCATTAAGTGTTGTTTCCAATTCACTGACTGTTTGCTCCAGCTGGTTTTTATTAACCGCATCTGATGAAGCGGCGGCATTTGCCAAATTACTGATGCGATATCCGCCTAAATTTAAATTTCCGCTCATAATCGAACGACCGTCTTTGCACACACAAGCACTGAGACCTTCGGCAAAGTTGTCATCTTCCTCGTCATGGCGATCGCTGGCAATATCGATATCATTCAAGCGATCATCTTCCCATGAGTGTATGCGGGAAAAGTTTCCTGTTGTATCAAATGGCATATTTTTTCCTTTCTAAAAAATCTTGTTTGTCATGACATATCAATCATCTTAATTCTTTAAGTGCTTTGAGTGAGAACTCGCCGCGTTTAAGCTGATTTTGTTCTTTTTTGATTTCGTAATCTTGTGCTAATTTTTGCTTTTGCAATTCGAATTGCTGTTGCGACAGATTATTAGGCGCTTCCGGCTTGTGCAAATCCTCATTGATTTTAGCGAAAACTTCGGTAATGGTGTTTTCAAACTGACGGGCATTAGGCATTGAGGCAACAGCCGCTGACAACATTTGCCGATATAAAGGCAAAAGCGCCGGCTGAGCCGAAACAATCCCGAAAGCCCGATTGATAATAAGATTGATATTTTCAATAACCTTCAAAATCCGACCTTCTTCTTCATTAAGGTTAAAGCCTAAATCAGTTTCGATATCAATTATCATATCGCGAAGCTTGTCGGTTTTTAACAATTTAATTGCCTGAGCGACTAACCCTGATTTTTCCGGCGAAACATCTGGAGCAAACGAAGCCAAAGTTTCGGCAGAAAACTGTTCGCAGATAATCTCGGCTTTGATTTTAAGTAAATCACGCAAAAAGCGTTGCATATCGTTTTGGCGATCCTGATTGCGCAGTGTGCCGAAATTGGTTTTCTGAGTTACGGCGGTGGCGGTTTCGCCGACCTTAGCCGAGCCACGCATAATATCGCTCACTCCGGTAATCTCATAAATTGCCTCAATCAGCGACTGACGTCTTGAAGCCAACACCGTAAGCGCCTGAATATATTGCTCAATCGGAGCAAATTCCAAAATTCCTTTCAATCCGCCGGCATCTTTGAGGCGCTCAAAATCGGAAAGCGAAACCAGCGTGATATCCTTATCCAAAATATTGGCAAGCTCCGGAAAACTGTTGTCATAGCAACCGGAAACTTTCAAAGCTTGCATAGTCAAGCGCATCCGATTATTAACCCCGTCAAGCTCATCTAAAAGGCTTTTAATTTCGACATAGTCGGGAACCGGAATAATACCGTCATTGGTCAAGGTGGCCATAATCGGCTTAGGACAAGGGAAAAATCCGCTTAAATGAAGCGTATCTTCTTTAATCAGCAGAAAATCAGCGTTTAATTCCGGACTTAAATAATATATCTGCCGGCTCGGTTTATCCCAAATTTCATAAACACTGACCACTCTTTCGGGATTATCAAGCTTAATTAGCGAGTTTTCTCTCAAATCGAAAGTTTGAGCAATTTCCTCCTCGCTCATATGGATTTTACGGGCAATCCATTCAACATCTTCCCAAACACCGACTTTTTCGCAGTCAGCCAGAAACATTACCGGATTAACATAATCGGTAACAACTTTTTCCTCATCTTTTAAGATAATATCGCCGATATACTTGTATTTTAAGCAATATTGCTCCCATAATAAGCCGAATCCCGAGAGCAAAAAATCGTTTCTCGCATATTTAACCATGCTGTCAAAATCGAACTGTTTCATATTCCATTTGAGCGCACGTTCCAAAATTTGTGCGGCGATATTTTCAACCTCATCGGCATGTTTATCATTGCGGATAACATAAGGTTTCGGCTGCTTAAAATATAAGAAAGGCTTCAAAGTTTCGACCGAAGCCCAAAAAATATTCTGCTTATTTTTCGCTGTATCATTGCGATAATATTCTCTAATAGAGCGCACCAAATCATAATACTCGGCGTAATATTTTTCGGAGCGCCTGATTTTTTCGAGCCAAATATCTTTAAGCTCTTGACGTGAAATTTCCTGTTTTTCCATTAAAAACTCCATAAAAAAAGGAAAGCCGTCATTAACCGGACTTTCCATAGGTTTTGTTTATTAAAAAGGAATAATAATTATGAGCTATTTTCCCTCACTTTCATAAATCCCGAGCAGGCTTTTTTGACGAATTACCGCCAAGCCGTCATCGCCGAGCGGCAGTTCATCAAAACGGTGAAACACAATTTTATCGCCGATTTCAACTCCCTTAACCTTATCGCCGATACTCAACACGATTCCTGTGTTTGCATACTCTTGTTTATTATTTATCAAAATCTTGCTTTGTTCATCTTTTTCAAGTTTAACAATGATTCTGTCCGAAACTGCTTTCAGCATCACTTAAATCCTTAATAAAAAATAAATAAAAGAAGATTACGAACATAATCTTCTTTTAATTCTTTCTGATTAAAATTATCCATTCTAATAATTTTCTTATCACAAAAGATCCCTAATGTCAAGAACTTTTTTTATTTTTTTGCGAATAAAATTCTGATAACCGGTCTAAACCAAGGCACAAAAAGACTTTCAGACAATACACATTGTGTTTGTATAAGACACTTCCTTTAGGATTTTTATTATCAGTAATCTCATTATCATCAATACAAACGAATCGAATCGCCGCCCAAAACTCCTTCGGAATTGCCCTGATTGCCCGAAAATAACGCTCTTTATAATAAAGTTGCGATTCTTTGCCCGAATCGCCGGTAGTCCTGATGTTTACAAGGAATTGCTTAACCGATTGCAGGTTACTCCGATTCGCCATATAGTAGTCAAATGCGATTCTTTTGCCGGCAAACAACCGGTCATCGGCACTGAACTTATCTTCAAACAACGACAAATACCCCATATCATAATATTTTTCTAATACAGACTTTTTGTAATATACACCTTTATTATTTTTCGAAAAACCCCTATTTTCCAGTTGTTCCTTATTTACATAATCTTCTTCTGTCATTTCTTTTACCTCCATATACAATAATACAAATATAAGAAAAATATTACAATGTCAATAAGAAAAATATCGTTTTACAAAATAAGATTATTATTATATAATGCGATTCGAGGTGCATAATGAGCAACATTGACAATACTGATGAAATAAGAAGAAAAATCTCTCGACTGATTTCCGAGAGAGGATTGAATTACGCGCAAGTGTCTCTGAAAATCGGTAAAAATATTGCCTATATTCAGCAGTTTATCAAAAATGGTTCTCCTCGCCGCCTCGGTGAAGTTGAGCGTAAAAAACTTGCACAGATATTAAATGTTGATGAGCAGGAACTTACCGACCTTCCGATTTCATCATCATCGAACAAATCATCTTCGCTGAACACAGAAATATTATCAATGATTATTGAACATATTGAAACGTGGCTCAATAACAGAAATTCCACACTCTCACCTCATGACAAAGCCGAATTGATAAAACTTATCTATATGAAAACTTGCACTGAAGCTCCGGATTCGGCGGCGCTCAAAGTAAAGGACTTTATTGAAATCTACGATGAACTAAGAAAAGCTAACTGA